ATTACAACTCTAATGGGTATGCTGATCACTTCGATCGGCACTACAGCATCTCCTGGAACACTTGCCGCATTTGAGGCAGCGTATACTGAAACTGCACCTTCTCCGACATACAACACAAATCGTGAGGCAATTCCTTACGAAAATGCGTGTGTCAACCAGACTTCTGCAGTTACCAATTTCTTCCATATCATCACGGATTCGCTTCAGGATCCCACTGGTGCTGATCCGACTACCTATCAGTGGTCCATCAGCAACTTGACTCGTGTTGAACCCCCGTATGCGTTTGAAGACGGCGAAACGATCCGTTCTATCAAACACAACTACAAGAACAAGTCTTCAGGTGGTTTCTTCAACTTTGGTGATACTATTCGCGGTATGTCATCTGGAGCAACATCTGAAGTTATCGGAACCAATGCTGGTAACAAGTGGATCTACACCAAGGCAGTTACTGGAGCATACTCTGCAAACGAGTATATCACCAACTCTCTAATGACCGCAACTAATGCTTCAGTTGATTTATTGATGTCCAAAGTTGGATCTGGATCTGTTTCCTTCACAGGAACTGGTAGCAAACTTGAATTCCCCGCAGACGAGAGAGTTGATTTCGGTACTGCAGACTTTACCATCGAAGCTTGGATTCGTCCCTCGGGCGTAAGCGGTGTCCAAAGAATCATTGATTGTCGTGCATCTGGCACTGACGTTGCAGTTACTCTCTTTATGAGTGGAACTTCTCTCCGTTACGGTACAGGTGCTGGTGATCACATTACTGCTACCAGTGCTATCACAACTGCAAACCAGTGGTACCACATCGCAGTTTCTCGCGCTTCCAACACCACAAAACTGTTTGTTAATGGCGTTCAGGTTGGTTCTGACTACACAGACAACAATGATTATGCAGATAATGCATTTAAGGTTGGTGCTTCTTGGAACAGTGGTGAAACATTCGCTGGTCATATTGACGAATTCTTGATCAGAAAAGGAACCGCCTCGTACGGTTCTGGGTTTACTCCCCCCATTGTCTATAACTACAGCGGATTGGATATTTCCTTCGCGTTCAATGGCAATACTCCTTTCCCGATCGAGCATACTGCAATCTACGCAACGTATCTGCAAACTATCATCTCGTCTGCAACGGCAAACGGTGTCGAATTGTTCCGTCAAGAAATTATGACGGAAGAGGTTGATACTGGTAGAGACGTATATCGCGACTGTGCCGATATTATTGAGAAGAACCGTTACTGGATTGCTGAGGAAGCAGTTGGTCGTATGAAGGCGACTTACCCAGAGTTTGTGATGCCTGGTGACTATGGAAACAGCACACAAGGTACAGATTACTGCCTGCGTGATACTCACTCATTCATTCTGCCCGCAATCATTAATGATCTTCGTTACGGTGGTAACTACAACACAATCGTTGCTGGTCGTGGATACCTTGAGGGTTCGGGTGCACTGAAGCATATCAATGGTGAACTCCTGCAGTCCATCTACAGTTGGCGGGAAGTTGCAAAACTTTGCATCAAAGTCATCACCGAAGATGAAACTGATCTGAGTGGTGAGTATACCGACAGAATTCGTGTTCCCAACTACTTCAGTTCTCCTGCATCTACACAAATCCAGAACTTCATTACCGATCTGGTTGACGATATGTTGGATGTTCTGGGTCCGACTGGACACAGATTCCGTGATGGTGCTGATCTACTGTACTTCAACCGTAAAGCGATTGCTGACGAAGCAGTCTATATGCTGGAAGAAAAGTGGAAGGTCAATATCGCATTCTACGAACAGAATAAACTCTCCATCCCTGGTGGTCGTGAGAAGTGTGTTCGCGACGTTCGTGACTATATTGTTCCCGCTGTTGCTGGTGATCTCTTGACTGGGGGTAACTCCAATATTCAGGGGATTATTGATTTCTATCTTGATGCTCAAAGCAATATCAATCACGTTGAGAGTGAACTGCTCCCGATGCTGGATGCAATTGAATATGTGAAGATGCTTTGTGGTTATGCGATTGAGAACCTGTTGATTTCTCGTAGCGAGAATATCGCAAACTTGACTGGTACAAGTCCTCAAACTATTGACGACTTCTACCAATTCCAATACACCGACTTCGCTGCATTCCGTAAGGATACTGCAGTTGAACCCACGTTCCTGGGAGATCCTAAGATCTATCAAGGTGACAACTATGCAATCGATGCTTCCAACCTTCTGGAGCAGAATGCACGTACAATTGCTGAAGAAGCAATTGATCTGGTTACCAAGACCAGTGCATTCCAACATTCCAACTTCAGAGTTCCTGGCGGTAAAGTCAACTGTGAAGATGACATCGTTGGATTCATCGAAGCAGTTATTCACGACTTGCGTTTTGCAGTTAACGAGAAATCTTACGATGCAGCAATGCTCTATCTGAACACAGATATGGGTCTGCAGCACGTGACAAATCAAGCAGAAGAAACTGTCTATGCTTATAAGTTGGCACGTGATATGTCGATTCTCGCGATTCGCAATAAGCTTGGGTTTAATCCCTTGGAGGATGATCCTACTCTGCCTCCTCGTGGTGATTATGATTACAATGCAAACGGTAACGGTTTCTATGATGCAGCAAATGAAATCAGAAATAATCTGAGATTCATTGCTACCACTGCTGTCGGACGTGGCATAACAAACTATCCTTCTCTCGTCATCCCTGGTGGTTATCAGAACTGTGTTGACGACACTGTTGACATCCTTGAGAGATTGATTTTCAACCTCGCTCACGGTGGCAACAATATGATGTACTACGCGACCGAGTTCTATATCACTAACGCGAATGCAATCTCGCACGTAACCTCTCAGGCAACAGAAACCAAGTACATTTTCGAGCAGGCACGCGACATCGCAATTCAAGTGATGCGTGGTCAATCTGTTACAACCAACGGCACAACCGAAGGTACTCAACTGATTGATACCACGATCACTGCCGATACCGCTAACCCAACTTGCCAAAACGAAGCTGCTGCTATCAACACCCTAATGGGTATTGTGATTAATCTGTTCACAAATACTGGCGATCCTCAGGGTTATCTGAATGGTATTTCTAAGACTCTGCCTGGCGAATGGCCGCTGACTGGTGAGCGTGCAATCCGTCGCGATCTGACTATCACGTATGACCAGTCTGGTATGGGTCTGTGTGCTGTGGTTTCTTCCACAATCGATACCCTGTTTGGTTATGTTATCAATGTTGTGGATACTGCTGCTCAAGGTAGTGGCAACTATCTGTCCAACCAGGGCATTACCAAGACAGTTGCTTCTACTTCCAATACCCTGACTTCTGGCGCTGGTCTCTGTTATAACGTCAAATCTGCTGCAAATGTTCTTTTCGATCTTCTCGAAGACACTCTCGGACGTGCACCTGAGATGTATCGTCAAGCAGCACGTTTGGTTCTGATCAACGATAACTACATCAATCGCGAATCTTACTACAAGACCCTCAACACATACTCTGGTTATGGTGGAGATGAAACATTTGGCGATTCTATCCGTAAAGCATACGCATATGATCTCCTGACGGATGGTAACGCTAAGACTCTCGCACTGGTGAACTCTTGGTTTGATGCTGAAGGCAACTTCATTGCATTCCCTGGAACATTCAGAACCTATCTGATCTTCCACGCGAATGCAGTCAAAGATTTAACCAAGCAAATTGTTCTGCAAACAGCAGCAAATCCTGGTGCATATAACTTAGAACCTGTTTACACAAATCTCGAACTTCGTGTAAATCAGTCTGCAGCGGATAAGATTGATCAGTTGGATCACCTGGTCCAAACTGCTCTCGTCAGGTCTAAGCCCCCAACAACACTTCTCAAGTACAACTTTGATGCTGGTGTTGCTGTTAACGCGAATGGTTCCATCACTGTTGTTGGCACCCATCCATTTGAGGCGTACGACATTGTTAACTACTCTGTCCTTGGAACTTCTATCGCCGAACTTAATCGTGCACAGTATTACATTCACCCCGATACAACTGCATCTACCATCTGGTTGGCAGAATATATCGATGGTGAAAAGATCAGATCTCTGACTCCTGGAACTGCAGGTCAAATTCATACCCTGGCAGTTAATAGGAACACTGGTATCACTAGAATTCCTACTACATATGGTGATCGCGACATTCCTACGCCAATATCTGGTGGTATTCAGGCAGCGGATGTGTTCTATGGAACAAACACTGGTGCATACGCAGAAGTCATTCGCATTCAGGACAACCTCGCGAGCGTGCTTTACAATATCAAGCACCTCACAATCACCCACACAACTCCCGAACAGAAGTTCTTCAATAATGAAACGGTCGTTGTGAATGGTGCCACAGCAAATACGGGCACAATCCTTTCTACTGATGGTGAGACCTACGTCAAGGTCATTGTGAATGGTGGTGCCTTCTCCAATGGCGACACCATCGAAGGTATTGATAGTGGTGCTCAAGGCAATGTGACTTTGGATCCCGACAATCGTCTTCTGGTCAATTTCCGTCGTGGCGAATTCATTGCAACCGATGTCTTCTTCTCTAAGCAAGACACTGGTTCTGCAAACGCTCTGATCGTTCGCAATAATGATGGTGCTTTGACGGATAACCAAAATGGTCGCGTCACTTTCGATATTGAGACCGTTACTGGTGAATTCAAACCATCTGACGTGATCTACGGTTCTGTTACCGATCAGATCATTGAGATTGAGAGTTTCAATGTCACTCCTGGATTTGGTGAGTATATTCACTCCACCGAAATCACAAGATTCACATATGGTGCTCTTATCACAGATACAGGCGTTACCGATACATTCCAAGTTGGTGATGTTCTGCAACTCCAGAATGCAGGTCAGACAGTGGGTCACACCTTCGTCGTTACCGAACACGACATTGATAATAACTACGTCTATCTCGCGAATGAGACTAGTCGTTTCTCCTTGATCGGTTCAGACCTCACCGTGATCGCTGGCGATCCTGCTTACACTCTCGCGAAGATTCCTGTAGGATCAAACTTCCCCAGTGTCTACACTGACGTTATCACGCAAGTTACCATCACGCCTACAACTGCATATGGCAAGATTGCTAAGATTGAGCAAATCGGTCTTCGTGCAATTCTACACCTAGAAGATTGTAGTGGAACATTCTTGAAGAACTCTCAGATCATTGGTGACAATGGATTCCGTGGTGCTTGCTCACAAGCAAGAGAACTTCGCGGGCGCGTGAGAAGATTCTTCAGAGGTTTCGACGGTGTTCAAACCAACTTCAAACTGACCACTGGTAATGGTGATCCTTACTTCCCAGATCCCGCTGGTCATATGATGATCTTTGTGAATGGTATTCTGCAACCTCCTGGTGGTAGCAACGCCTACACAGCGTTCTCCGACAACATCCAGTTCACCGAAGCACCTGCCGTTGGTTCTACTTTCCACGGCGTCTACGTGGGTAAACTGAGACAGTTGGATGACATCTCCTTCGACTTCGACTCGCTGAGAAACTCCTTCAACCTGAAACTGGGTGGCGTGTTCTACTCGCTGACACTGACTGATGGTGTTCAGTCCAACACGATCAAACCTGAGAACAACATCATTTGCCAGTTGAACGGTGTTATTCAGGAACCTGGAATCGGTTTCGAGATCGTTGGTTCTAGAATCATCTTCTCTGAGATTCCTCGCGCAGGTTCGACCTTCGTTGCCTTCTCATACATCGGTTCTGACGTTGACGTTATCGCGGCAACGGTTGTTCCCCCGATTGAAGCGGGTGATATTCTCCAGATCGAAGGTGAAGATGAGTCTAGAACTGTCGCTCTGATCGAATCTTCCAACTCCTTGATCACGTTTGAATACTCGGGCGCAGTTCGCGGTCGTAATGGTCAGGCATTGGCAGAAATTGAGAAGGGTCGTGTGATTGAAGCAATCCTCACCAATTCTGGTGATGGTTATAGCGACAGACCTCAAGTCGATGTGGTTTCCTCCTCTGGTTTTGGTGCTCGCATCAAGGCACTTGTTGGTCTCGCACGCATCGACGTGAAGAATGCTGGTCAAGGTTATACATTGCCCAGAGTCGCAGTTAATACAACTGTTCCCGACACATTCCTTGGTCCCACAGGTGCTGCGTTGAACGGTGGTATTGACATCTATGATCCCAACTACGTTCCCCCTGGCGATGAAACTCCTCAGGGTGAGAGAGCAATCGTGATTGAATCCCAACCCGTTAACACCACAGTCAACCAGGGTGAGACCGCATCCTTTACGGTCATTGCTTCCACAAACCCCACTGGTGGGTCTATCGCCTACCAGTGGCAGAAGAAGGACTATGGATCTACAGAATGGATCAACATTGATGGCGCTACATCACCCACTTACGTTACTCCTGCAACCACTCAGGCAGATGGCGGTGATGAGTATCGCGTTGGTATCACATCGCCTGGCGCAACACCTGTCCTGTCCAACTCTGCAGTCCTCGGTATTAACATTGGTGCTACGGTGATCTCTGGATTTACCGCTGACCAGATCTTTGACGACAACTAAATAGTTAAAAAAGGAAATGGCAGCTACTGGTAGTTACAATGCAGTAACAGACATCCTTACCGTAACAGGGGATGGTATACCCACCCCTGTTGGGTATGGTACTTTTCCTAATGTAAACAACCCCAATTCGGTAACTAGTTATTCGTTTCAACACGCCTTTACGGAAAGGGGTGGTGATAATACAACGAATAGTCAGTCAATTCCATTGGGGATTGTTGGTATTAGTGCGAATGGTGTCGCATTCTTCAACCCGAGTGCTGGCGGCGGCGGAAATCCTCCCCAAGGATTTCAATATGTCGCTGCTGGTAATGAAGCACAAATAAGTTTTGGCGAAGATGATTGTGGTGGTCACCCCGAGCAGTCTGGTCAATATCACTATCACGATTCTCACTTTCTAGATTGCTGGAAAGAGAATCAGGTGATGGCTGGATATAATGATTACTATGGATCGTCCCAATACAAGGGCGATAATATGCGTCACCCTGATGGACATTCCAAGATCCTTGGTTATTGCTTTGATGGGTATCCTGTGTATGGACCATATGCATATAATGATCCAAATAATAATGAGTCCCCAATTACAACTATGGGGACTGGATATAAGTTGCGGGAGACTGAAGCAGTAAATCGCCCATCATACGGGACTTATCCTGCTGGCGCATTCATTGAAGATTACATTTATGATGTAGATCTTCCTGGCAGACATTTGGATCTTTATAATGGTCGTTTTGGAGTTACCCCAGAATATCCCTCTGGAACATTTGCATATTTCGTATCTGTTCATAGAGATGAAACTGAGACAGTCACGTATAATGTGACTGTCACTGCTGAGGATGATGGGAATAAGTATCGTCTCAACGGTAATCTTTATCCAGATCTTGAACTGATCCGTGGTAGTACATACATATTCAATCAGGACGATTCCAGTAACAATGTACACCCATTCCATTTCAGCACATCTGAAAATGGTATTCACGCATCGGGATCTCCTTACAATACTGGCGTGACCTATTACCACGATGGTGTAGAGGTGACGTATGAAGAATATTGGAATATTAGTAATTTTACCAACGCCGCGACTCGTAGAGTACATTTTACTGTACCCAATGATGCACCAAATACTTTGTATTACTGGTGTTATTGGCACGCCAATATGGCAGGGTCTTCCACAGTTACTGTTAGAGATAATAAGTATGGAATACCCCAATTCCCATTTATATTTGGTTTAGCATCGAAAGAGCAGTTATCAATTCCTGCCAATCAAGGTATTGGTCAGGGTGAAACAACTCCGCCCCCGTCTGGAGGTGGTGGTGAGCCAGAAGTGCCTTCACTTGTCATCAACAATCAACCGACAAACTCAACGGTTTCGGCATCGAGTCCAGTTTCTTTCACAGTCGTTGCTGAAGTGCAACCCGAAAATGGTCCGATCAACTATCAATGGCAAGTCTCATCTGATGGTGGATTTTCCTGGTCCAACATAACAGGTGCTCATTCATCAACATATACCTTTATTGCTCTGTCGTATATGACAGGATATAGGTATCGTGTCATCCTTACTGGTCCTATTGGAGCACCTGCATCGGCATCTAACTCTCCACTAGCATCGAACCTGGTGATCTTGACGGTCACTGGTTCGGATAGTGAAATCGATCTAACAGCAATCCTCAGATTGGATAGTGGTGATGGTCGATTTGATATGACGGCAGTCACTGTAGATAGAGATAATAACAACCCAACTTTTGCAACAACAACAGTTAGATTCGATGATTCTAGCTATGACTTTGACCTTACATAAATAACACCGTAGGAACCCTCCCAATTATGGCTAAGCAGAACCTCAATATTGGCGTCTCCGCTAACGACGGAACAGGTGATACTCTAAGAGATGGCGCTATTAAACTAAACAACGTCATCAACGAGTTGTATAATTACCTCGGAGATCAGACCAATCTGCAAATCAGTATTGGTTCTCCTTCGACGAACCAAGTTCTGAAGTGGAACGGCAGCGTTTTCACTGAGGGTCAACTTGCACTATCAAACCTCACCGACATTGATGTTGGTGGTTTGACCAATGGTCAGGTTCTGAAGTGGAATGATGCAAACTCTCGCTGGCAACCTGGCGATGACCTTCAGGGTGGTACTGGTGGTACTGTAATTGACAACCTTGCCAATAATGGCAGCGGCGACATTGTTGTTAGTGCAGATATTCTTCCAAACAGCGATGTTACATATGATCTGGGTTCCCCTACACTCAAGTTTCGTGACATCTATCTGAGTGCAGCAACCATCTGGTTGGATGATTCTGGTCTCAGTACAGATACTGCAACTCAAGAAATCACCAAGAAAAAGAAAGGGCAGCATCTAGTCAATAGCATTGATACTGGTGCAACTCGCACTATTGCGGCAAAACTCACTACCGAAAACTCTACTGAGCAAGAGAAGTTCCACAATCGCTTCTCTGTTATGAAGGCAAATACCAAGTTGGAACTCATCGATTCCGCTGGTCTAAAAGCGTCCGTTACATTTCTCGATTATACAGCAGAGAGTGGTCCTGCTCGTGCGTTCATCAGAGTCTCTGCTACTGGTCTAAACGCATCTCAAGAACTTTCGGTTACCAACCCGATTCACATTGTATCCCTCAACCGTATGGTTTCTGAGGATGAAGAGGGTAAAATCGATCTGGGTGGTGACCTCACCTTTGGTACTGGTCGCTCAATGAAGATTGATGAGGATGGTATTCTTGAACTCCCCGCAAGTGGGTCTATTCGTTTCGGTGATCAGGCATCAACAAAGACAATTGCTCTCGATGTTGATGGTAATTTGGATCTTGCTGCTGGCACAGAGATTCGTTTTGGTGGCGATGCTAACAAGGCAATTAAGTTCGATTCCAACGGCAACTTAGAAATTCCAGAATCTTCGGAAATTCGCTTTGGTAATAGTGGAACCAAGAAATTAGCGATGGATGAGAATGACAATCTTGTCCTCCCAACAGATGCAGAAATTAAAGTTGGTACTAAGCGTATCAAAATTGATACCAATGGTGAACTTCAAGTTGCAAATGACGGTACAAACTTTGAAGATTCTGACGGTGGATTCCGTCGTCAAATCAACAACGCTCCTGGTGGTTCGTCGTTGATTAAGGGTCACGATAATGCGACTATCTACAAACCATCCCCAACACTTCTGTTCAGATTCTCTGGTGTTGGTAGCACTGCATACAATGTTCAAGGACCAGGTTTCCCTGGAAGTGGTACTCAGAATGCGACCATAGTGTTATATCGTGGTTTTACTTACGATCTCCATAGTGTTTCTGGTGCTACACACCCCCTGAGAATCCAAGCAACAACTGGTTTGGGTCAGTCTGCATATACCACTGGAGTTACTGGTTCTGAGTCTGGATTGCAGTCCTTCACAGTTCCTATGAACGCTCCCAATACACTGTATTATCAGTGCACAGTCCATAGCGCAATGAACGGTACATTCGATATTCGTTGATAAATGGCAAGAACAGTTCCTGGATCTGGTGCAATCATTGTTCCAGTCTTTAATAGCATTTATGGTGTTAAAGACGTTTTTGTGGAGGATGGTGGTTCTGGATATAATCCATCCGATCCTCCACAGTTGAAGATTGCAAACTGTGGTGCGCCCATTCGCGAAGCGGTTTTAGAACCAGTAATCGCGAATGGGCAAATTGCTGCGGTCAAAGTGTTAGACCCAGGTGAAGGATATGATCCATTTAGAATCGAAATCGATACTGATGGTATTGGAACTGGTGCTGTTGCAAAAGCAATTCTATATGAAGAAGATAGATTTGATATTAACGGCAACCTGATTGCACCAGCAGGTTCGATTCAATACATTCAAGTCCTTTCAAATGGCGATGAGTATTATAATTCTCCAACAACAGCAACGGTAAGAGGTGGTGGTGGATCTGGTGCCGAACTTCGTCCTGTTACTGGTCTTGTTACTGGTCTTAGTTTAGAGAATCCTGGATCTAACTACGAACTTGGTGACATTAACCTCATCATCTCTGGTGGTGGGGGTCAAGGTGCAACGGGTGTTGCTGAAGTCGATGAATTCGGGGTTGTCAAACAAGTTAGAGTAACCAATCCTGGAGAATTCTATGAAACTCCCCCCGTTATTCTATTAAATGGTGGTGGTGGATCTGGCGGTAAAGCAATAGCAAACTTAAATCTTGGATCTATTTCATCTATCGATATTACAGATCCTGGCGGTGGATATTCGTCATCACCATCAGTGCTGTTTACACGAACAACAGACTTAACCAGAGCATCTAGAAACAGACAGTCATTCAACTCAACTCTGTATAACATTACTGGTTTGTTGGCGGATGTTAACGAAAATGATGATACAGTCTATGTTCAAACAACCACCCCATATCCAGGATCGGGTAAAATTCTTATCGGAAGAGAAATTATCCGTTATACAGGTAAAACACTTACATCATTTACTGGATGCGATCGTGCACTCAACTTCCGATATGATCAGAAGGTAACTCTAGATTCTCTCGCTAACGACAGTTACGGCATATCCCAATACAACTTCAATGTTGGTGATAGAGTTGTTAGGACAAATGAAAGTGCATCCAACAAAATTGCTCGCGTTTATGATTGGATTCCAGAACAAAGAGCACTATTTCTCACCTTTGAGGTTGACGAACTAGCATTTATTGATGGTGGTTCGTCTCAAGTTAAGTCCCAGGTGATTGACTTTAGTGGTGGTGTTGGATCTGCAACCGCTACAGGTGTGTCTCCACACACAATTGTTGATAGAGCAAATAGCAGAATTGTCACACTGACTGTTCCCATTAGTTATATCCAAGATAAAGCATTTGAAGATATTGCCGAATTGGATGGTCTTGGCGATGGTATTCCTGATCTGATTAACGCGAATACCGATTTTGAGGGTGAGATTAGTCTTGACGGTGGTATTGCATCTTCACTATATGGTATTGAAGAAACTGTGGGTGGTCAGAATACAACCCTATTTGCAGTTGGCGATCAGATGACTGATAGTTCTATACCCCCATTAGCACCTACAGTTTCCGTTGCAGGTGATCTTGGTGATGGTGATGTACACGATGCTGTAGTTATATTTACATTCCGTGTTATTGCTCCAACTACAAGCAATTATGTGATTGGTGAAACTGTAACTGGATCTATTACGGGAATCACTGGAACAGTTGAGTCCTGGAATATTGAAACTATGGAATTAACGATTGGTAGTGTTGTTCC